CAGACAGCTTGGTTTCCTCTTCGAAGGAACGCTCGGAGGTCTCGGTCTCGTAGATCTCCTTGTGCTCTTCGCCGTAACGAGCGTACTCCATGCCGAACAAAGCGTTCAGGCCAGGCAGTAGCTCTTTCAGTAGTTGTGCGCGTGAAATAGCCATGTCTTACTCCTTAAACACCAGTCGGGTTCAGATACGCATGACCGCCAGTTACAACGGTTGCCACGGTGTTACCTGGGCTAGTAAACGTTGAAACCATGTACGGTGCGTTAAATTTGCAGATGAACTCGCAATAGCCGTTAGCGCTATTCGAGGTATCTGGCACGATATCAACGATACGGATTGGCAACGATGCAGTCGTGGCGAACGAAGCGCCATTGATTGCAACCTGCGAGTCACCCGTAGTATTCGAACCATTGTTCTGGATAAGCGCAGCGTTCAGGCCGATCTGCTCCGAGCTGTAGAAAGCAACGGTAGTACCGGACGAAACAGCAGCCATCTTGAACAGAACATCAGGATCGTCAACAACGTACGCTTGGATGTCAGGAGCATTAGTACCACCAGCGTAATACTGGTAGTTCAGCTTCTGGTTAGTCGATGGGTTGGTGTAGGTGCAGCCTAGAAAGATGCCAACCGGGGTCGCGGTGGAAGTGCCCGTGTCCTTTTGGACCGTGCCGTCCGAAGCGATTTTCACGACATCGCCGTAGTAGATGCTAGTAGCGTAGCCGCTAGCAATACGGAACAGACGAGTCGAACCGGCGTACACCTGTCCGCCGATCAAATTGACCGGCTGAAGCCCATAAGGCTTCGATACAGTAGGATATGCCATTGATAACTCCAATAAGTTTAACCGCCGCCCTTAGTCGTCGAGGAACTCGATTCCTTAAATAGCGGCATACGTGGGTCATTTTGACGCATAAGATTGTTGTCCACCGCCTTGATTTGCTGTTCCGATTGCGCAAGGTAATGTTGGTTACGTTGCTCGGCCAGCTCCTCTGGCGTCTTGCACAACATCACGTCGCCGACTTGGACGCAATCTTTCCAACGTCCGTCGCCATTGACTAGCAGTGCATATTGCGGTTGCTCTTCGACCTTGACTGGCTCCCAACCTTCTCTGATTTTGGTAGAGATGTTGCGGGCGTCAGCCTGACCTTGTAGCGTCACGCGAATCCAACGGTATTTGTAACCCGGTTGCTTATCTGGTTCTGGCAGAAGCTCCGGCGGCCTCCACTGCTGGGGACGCTGCGTTTGGTTACGGCTTTCTGTACTACGTGGCATACGGTTCTCGGCCATTTATCTACCCTCCAGTTTCATCATTTCCTGTACGTATTTCTCCAACGGCACACCCAGTTTTTTGGCTGTGTTTACTGCCGACTGCGGCACCTTGATCTTTTTGGATCCGGTACTTCGCGTTGCAGGAGCAACGACAGGGGCGGGTTTCTCGCGCTGGGGTTTTGTGTCCTGCGCAGGGGCTTCGTCCCGATCTGCAAATTGCTCTGGGAATCGACGGCGCATGGTCTCGTCGACCTTCTTCCAGTATTCATCCGTGGACGGATAAGACGCCCCGTACTGACTGACCAACTTCTGATGCAAGCCCAGAGCTAAGCTGGTCATCTCCTCGTCCTTACCGAACCATTGGTTGCGCTCTTGCCACGCAACTGCCCTCTGGTCAGGACGAGGTACTGGATTTGTTGCGGGTTGTACATCAGTTTCGATTTCATGTCTAGACGGAACAAACTCGGCAACGCGCTGCAACTTCATCTGCGCCCTGTTGAGTTTCTCCTGTGCATCAATCAGCAAATCAGAGTCACCCAAGTCGTAGGCCTCTTTGTAAGCCCTCTTGGCTGAATCCAACTCCAACTCCGCTGCCGTCTTTGCCGTCTCGACAAACACTTGCTCGCCCTGTGTCAGGCGGCCTTTCAGAGAATTGTTCTCTTCTAGCAACCGCTTGGCGTAGGCCAAGGCTTCCTGCTGTTCACGCAGAGCGGCCTCTTTCTCCCGGCGCTCGTCGTGCCACACCTTCTTCATCTGCTTCAGGCGTAGCTTGACGTTGTCGGAATACTCTTCCAGCTCGTCGCCATCTAGCTCTTCAACGATCTCCTTCGGCATCGGCTCGCGGCCTCTGTCCTCCGGCGGAGTATCGTCCTCTATCTCAAATTCAAAGTCGTCGGCGGACGCCTTAACGTCTTCCTGCTCGTCAGGGAATTTGAACTCCTCACGATCTTGTTCTGCCATTTGTTTCTCCTTTGTTAGGCGCGACTAATGCCGCGAGGATCCTGCACGACCGCTTCGACCACGTCGTCGTTGATGAGCCTGAACTCTTGACCGTGAATCTTCAGCCGCGTGCCAGTGTTAGGACGGGCGAGAATAAAATCCCCTTCCTTGCACCATGGACCGTTTGGAAACCGCTTCTCATCTTTGTAGCAATCCGGACCCATCTTCAGGACAAAAAAGACAGTAGCCAGTACCTTTTCCTCGTACATAGTTTGGTCTGCTTTGACGAGACCGCTGTCGAATTTCTCCTCGGCAGGCGGAAGCGCTACTAGGATGTGATACCCAGTCGGCTCCGGCAGTTGCTTTGCTTTCTCCTCGGCTGTTTCTGGCAGCGTTGAAGTCTCGCCATCTTGACTGGCGATTAATAGTTCACTCATCAGAAAACTCCATTTTTTTTGCAAGGTCCAAGATAAAACCCTCCGCTAGCGATAGACCTCGGATCTCGCCGCAAAGTTTTTGATAGTCCGCAAAGTCTTTGGCCGCGTTGTTAGCCACCGCCTCGACTATCTGTTCGCGCTTGTCACGCACCTGTTTGAGGATGATTTCAAACGCCTTTTCCATTGATTACCCTTTCGGTTTTGTCGGTCTGGGTTCTGGCCTAGACAACTCGGCGCGTTCCTTGGCGATTCTGGAACCAAGCTCCACACCCTTGAACTCCATCTCCGCTTCCAATCTGGCCTTCTCTGCCGCTGTTTTGACACCGGCTTGAACGCCTGCAATACGCTCTTGCGCCTCGATTCGAGCACGCTCGACTTCGATCTGGTCTGCTTTTGCCGCAGCGTCGACCGCAATCTTCTGCTTCTTGATCTCGATTTCCTGCGCTTTGAGCGCCAACTCCTGCTGCTGCATCTGCACCAGCGGATCCTGCGCTGCCTGCATAGCCTGCTGCTGCGCCATCTCTGCCTGATCCTTCTGCAACAGTTTGGCCGCAGCGGCTGCCATCATGCGGCTGACCTCGACTTCCACCTCTTCCGGCAACTGCTTGTCCATCTCCGGCAGCGGTACGCCCAACTGCTTTTCGATTTCTATGCGGTACTGGAATGCCACATGCTCGTTGATGTGCGCCATCGCTGCTGCCATGATCATCTGCGCTTTCGGGTTTTGGCCGACGAGTTGCGCAACCTTCGGATCCTGCATGGCTGCTTGATGCACTGCTATGTGAGCTTCGTGATCCTGGTAGATAAACGCCTTCACGGGCTTGCCGTTTAGGACGTTCATGTTTTCTGTAACTGGATCTGTCGGCTTGAGGTCGTGTGCGCTCGGCACTAGCTTGCCGATGTTCTTAATACCCAACACCTCCAGCATCTGACGGTTCAACTCCACCATGTCATAAATCTGTGGGTTGGCCTGCGCCATCTGCATCACAGCCTGGTACTGCACCACCTTCTGCGCCATCGTGGCCGAGTTGGGATCCGATACCGGGATCACATCCACATCGTCGTAGTCCGACTTCTTGGCGCGGGGCGTACCCTCTATCGGTTGGTAGTCGTACTCGTCCGGCGTGTAGTCACGGATGATGTCCTTCAGGAGCTTCAACTCCTGCTTCATCGCGTAGTGAATACGAGCCTGCACCGCCGACATGACTTTCAGCGTGCGCTCAAGGATAGCCAGCGTGGTGCCGACCGGCGAGTTGGCCGACATGTCTGCGATCTTGAGGTCAGCCGCCGCAGCAAATCGGCGTCCTTCCTCAACGATCTGGTTCATCAAGCCTAGTAGAACTTGGCTTGGCTCTTTGTACGGAAGCGGGAGAATATTGTCGCGGATCGTTCCGGCGGCAACGTCCACATCTCGGAATTCGCCGGGAGCAATTGGAGTGTCATCTCCCTTGACGCGCATTCCTTTGGTTTTAAGACCACCCGGAAGGTTCGATAAAGTACCAGCATCGACAAGCTGACGAATAATAGAAGTACCAGACTTAGCGAAAGCACCGATAAGATGAATAAGGCCGAAGGCATAGAAGCCAAAGCCGGGAATGTATGGGTAGTGAACAAAGTGATTCCTCTTCTGATACGTATCGTCGTCAGGCCGCCAGTTGCGTCTGATAGCCAAAATCTCTTGTGAAGTTTTTTCGATAGTTACAATGTATGGCAGGCCGATCTCTGTCTTCTCGCCGTCGTCGTCCGTATCCTCGAACCCCGGCAGATCCAGATACACCTGCATCTCCAGCAACTTGTAGCGGTCATCCGTCGTTGCGCGGAAGCCCATCTTCTCGGCGATCTCGCGCTCAATATCGTCCAGCGAGTTCTCTGGTTCTGGCAGGTCAATGTCCCGATAGAAGCCAGCAACCATCAGCCGACGCAGTTCGTTCTTCGTCTTCCTCATGACATGCGTCACGCGGGGTGCTGATTCCAGATTACTTGCCCCGTACGGCACCACCACATCTTCTGCCGGTACAAAGATCGACACCTGCCGCCCCAGCGACGGGTCGAAGTACACCTTCTTAAACGCATTACCCGCCAGACCCAAGCCCCACAACATGCGCTCGTGTTCAGGCCGGTACTCGGTCATTACTTCCGTGAGCTGGTAGTTCATATCCTCGCGGACACGCTCTGCCGAATCTCTTTTCTCCGGCGTTTCCTTGCCGATGATCTTGGTCTTAACGGGACCCGAAGCCGGGAACGTCTCCATGATCGTCTCGGCTTGAAACTTAACAAGCGCTTCAGATAGAAGGGGATGATAGACACCGCAGGCTCCTTCCCATGGCTCTGATCTTTCCTCGATCTTCATGCCGAGCAGCTCAAGGCCGTCGACATACGTCTTCATCCAGTCCTTGCGGGCGTCGATATCGTCCTGAAAGTCACCGAGCAGGTCGCCAGCCAAGGATTGCAGCTCTTTCTCGTCCATCTCCTCGGCCAGGTTGGAGGCAAACTCGTCTTCGTCCTCGACGACCTCCATATCTATCTGTAAATCGCCGATCCCGATGGACACCGCCTCCGGATCCTCGATCTCAATCTCAATCGGCTCCGCCTCCATCACGTCCTCACCGATTCCGGCAGGTAGTTGGTACAGCGCCTTGTCAATATTTGTCGCCATGATCAATCCTTAAATTTGCTAGGGCAGTTGCCTCTCGTAACCCCATTGATATCAATCCAATCATTTCCTACGCAAGTCGGTGGCGTGTCATTTAGCCATCTCTGAATGGATAAAAAAGAACCGCCCAAGTCGCCCGTCACGCCTTCGTGCCAGTAGCTTGGATAAATACGTACCGGCGTGGGCGCAGCAGTGATTTCCTTGTGGCTGTACACAACACCGTTGATAACAAAATCCAAATCCCCCGACAAGTACAACTCGTAGCTGTCTACATTCGGGTGAATATGCGATGGAGCCGACGAGTTTGGCTGCGCCGTGAACATCTGCACCTGATACGGACCGCTGCGGTACAGGCAAACACCCGTCATATTGTCGTATACCGTGATGGCAGCAGGCGGCGGACTCAACGGCCTGTTAGTTAAGTACCACTGGGCAAATGCCGACAGCTCGTCAAACTCAATCATCCGGTCCTCAGTAGTAATTCCGTCTGCGTCGCAGGTCTAACGGCTCATCTTCCTCGTCGGAACCCAGCCGCAGGAAGCCGCCCTGCCTAAATCGCATCAACGCCTGCACACCCGAGTCAACCAAGTCATCGTGCTCGGCGTTCGGGAACCTGGCAAACTCTTCAATCACCTCTTCTGCCCAGCGTTTATCAGGTGCCCACACTTTACCGGAAGAAAATAGGTCTGTAACGCTGTTCAGACGCACGAACTTGTCGTTGCCACGGGTCGGCGTGAAGTCCTGAACCATCACGCCCATGCGCCGCAGCTCAAATATCAGCGGAGCCCCCGCCGCTTTCGCTTCAATAATGCAAGCATCGGGCTCCCAGTCGTCGTACATCTCCTTTGCCTTCTGTTTCAGGTCAGGAAACTCCACCTTCCCCTTCCACGCATCCAGCAAAATGATGTTCACATCGTTCTCATCCTCGTCTTTGTGGAAAACACCCCATGTCGTACACGCGGAATAGTCGCTCCGCTGGTTTTTTGTGTACGCCGTGTCCCAACTTTGGATGATAAATTCGCACGCAGGCGCTCTGTCCCCCTCCCACAACTGCCACCAGTCCCGTTTTACCAGCGCACCCTCTTCACCCGTGGGCTTTTGCTGGTACTGGGCGTTCCATTTATAGGCGGGAAGCTCCTCTTTCAGCGCTAACAGCTCATCCACCGGCCAAAACTCCGGCCACAGGCTGTTCCCCGACGGCAAAATCGCAGGAAATTCGATCACTTCCCACTCTGTCGCGTCTGATTTCAACACCCGGCCAGTCAGATCCTTGTCCGACCAGCGTGTCATCACCACCACAATCGCCCCACCCGGCTGTAAACGCTGCCGTGGACCCGACGTATACCATTCATACACACTATCAAACACCGTCGGATCACCCTGCGCCAACCTCGCTTCCTGTTCTGAGTGCGGGTCATCAATAATCAGCAGATCCGCGCCCTTACCCGTCACCGTACCGCCGACACCAATCGCGAAATAATCGCCACCGTGACTCGTCGCCCAGCGGCCAGCCGCTTTCGAATCCGCCCGCAAACCCACGTTCGGGAACACTTTCGAGTACTGGTCACTGTCCACCAGGTTCCTGACCTTCCGGCCAAACCCCACCGCCAGTTCAGCCGTGTTCGACGTCTGGATTACCTTCTTATCCGGGTGCCGCCCCAGATACCACGCAGGTAACAGGTAACTTGCAAACTCACTTTTGGTGTGTCGCGGCGGCATGTTGATTATCAGCCGCTTCAACTTCCCTTCCGCAATCTCCTCGAACTTCTTTGCCATGATGGCATGGTGCCGTCCATGGATAAACCCCGGCCACATCTCTTTCACGAACGACATGAACTTACCCTGCGCCCGCTCCCGCACGACCGCATCCCGGTACTGACTCACCTGCTCCAGTAACTTGTCCTGCTCTACCGGCGGTAACTTCCCTATCAGCTCACTTAAGTCCACGGACTGTTCGCCCTCTCTCGCATCGCCACTATAGAAAGACTCTCCTGCCGCACAGGCTTGTCCAGTCTCTTCTGTATCTTCGCGATCGTCGGATATATCGACACCGGCCTGTAATACCGCCGCCCCGACTTCTGCTCCCGGTACACCTGGTACAACAACCGGAACGCTTCCAACATCAACTCTTCGTCGTAGCTCATTCCAGATTCCTAAACTGGATATACACCGGCCGCACACTCCGCTGCCCGCGCGTCACCTTTTTCACTACTCCCAACTTCACCAACCGCTTAATAATCT